AGCTTAAGCAACAAGATGGATAATTCCTTACTGGATGTAAGGGATATTAACCATAAATATATTGTAGTAGAAAGGAAAAAGAGAACATGAAGTTAGAAAGAGAAGCATTAGCACATTTCCTGGACACTTCCTGGGGAAGTGATCCGGCAAAAGCAGCATGGGAAATTCTGGGCGAGGACATTGACGACATGTCTGTAGATCTGAATCCGGATACAGAAACCAAAGAAAACATTCTTGGCAAAACCAAGGTTACCGACAAAGGCTACCAGCCATCCATGAGTGCAGATCCATTCTATGCGGATCCAGCCTCAAAACTTTATCCAAAGATCCGTGAGATTGCCATGGGACGTTTAAAAGGTGACGCCTGCAAGACTCTGATGCTGGAGGTTATTGTAGAGGACACAGAATCTGTTAAACATCTGGCTTATGCACAGGAAGTACTGGTAAAACCACAGTCTTACGGAGGCGGTACTGAGGGCGTTAATTTCCCGTTCAATGTTTATGAGAATGGAGCAAGAACAAAGGGATATGTAACTGCGGAGTCTCTTAAGACTGGAAATCCGGTATTTGCGGATGGAGAGATCACAGGGTAATAAGTGAAAATGTTAACGGGAGCATGTCGCGGACGTGCTCCTATTTTAGGAGGTAATCATGGAACAGATACAGAACCAGGAAACAAACACAATTGTCATTGATGACGGAAGTAAGGAGTATGACATAAAGAATCATTACGGTGAGAATCTGGCAGTTTTCCGCTTCCGTCCGGCAGACACAAACATCATTTCCAGATATGAGGAAGTGCAGCAGTATTTTGCAAACTTTACCACAGATGAAAAGGAAACTGTGACTGAATGCGAACAGAGGGTGATTGAAAAAATGGATTACTTGATGGGAGCTGATACCGGTTCCACCTTCTTTTCTATCCTGGGACCGTTTTCTCCAATGGCAAACGGAAAATTATTTGTAGAAGTGTGCATGGACACTTTGTGTGATGTGATCAACAAAGAGTTTGACGTCCGGATCAAGAGAACCCAGAGCAGGGTGAGCAAGTATACCCAGAAGTACCAGCAGCATAAGCCGAACTACACAAAGAAGCGCCGCCGTCATGGATGATATGTGGAATCTTCCCAGGTCAATTGAGCTGGGCGGCGAGCAGTATGAGGTACGGACTGATTTTCGGGCAATCCTGGATATCCTTCGGGCCATGGCAGATCCCGAGCTGAATGAAGAGGACAGGATAGAAGTTCTGTTTGATATCTTTTTCCTGGATGCAGAAGAAATCCCACAAGAATATCTGCAGGAGGCTATTGACAAAGCGTTTGCATTTATTGACTGCGGAATCAGTAGTGAGGGGAAAAACAAAGCCCGGCTAATGGATTGGGACAAGGATTCTTCCCTGATTGCTTCTGCAATCAATAAAAATATGGGAAAAGATATCCGGTCTGTGAAGTACATGCACTGGTGGACGTTCATGGGTGCATACATGGAAATCTCAGAAGGGCTTTTCCATGAGATTCTTCAGATCCGCCAGAAGAAAATGAACGGCAAGAAGCTAGAAAAATGGGAACTGGAATTTTACCAGAAGAATAGAAAGCTGATAGATCTCCAGGGTGAGACAAAGAAAAGGTCAGCTGAGGAAGAGGCAGCGCTTAAGGAACTGTTTGGATTGAAGAGGTGAGAACATGGCAGACGGAACAATTACTCTCGAAACAAAGGCAGATGAAAAAGGTGTAAAGGTCGGAATGAAGGAAATAGAGGCTTCTGTCAAGCGCATGTCTTCCTCTGTGGAAGGTCTTGGGGAAAAGGCTAAGATCGCCCTTCAGAAGCAGCTGGATTCCCTTTCCAAACTGAATAACCAGTATGGGCAGCAGGAACAGAAGGTGGAGGCTCTGAGAAAGAGGCTGAAGGAACTTTCTGATCAGAAAATTGAGACTGAGGAATACAAGCGCTTTGGGGCTGAAATCAAGAAATTGGACAATGAGTTCGAAAAGGTGGAACAGAAGCAAAGGGAATGGCTTGATATGGGATTCCCGGCAGACTCCATGAAAAATCTGGATGACCAACTGGATGAAATCTGGGCGAAGATGGACAAGCTCCAGAAGAAACAGGCTGAAATGAAAAGTTCTGGCATTGCTTACGTGGATCCGCGCAGTCTTTCTGAATATCAGAGCACGGCTTCCAGGCTTACTGTGGAAGAAATGCGCCTGGATGATATGAACAACCGTTTAAATACTTCTTTTGCCACTACAGAAATGAAATTAAAGGAATGCGGCGAAGAGGCTGCCAGATCGTCCTCTAAATTCAGTGGACTTGCGGAATCAGCCCGGCGTTTTGCTGAAAAGTTAAAGCAATCCGGAATCACCGGCATGAAGCAAAAACTCCATGAACTTTGGCAGGCCCTTGATAAGCTGATGTCAAAATTCATGCAGCTTGCATCCGGTGCAATTGTTGGCGGGCTGCAGAAGATCTCCGGTGGTATCTTTGCCATTCATAAATCAGCGAATAAGAGTACACTGTCTCTTAAGAATTTGCTGAAATACGCCTTCGGAATCCGTTCCCTGTTTGCACTGTTCAACAAGCTGAGAGGAGCTATTGGAGAGGGCATACAGAACCTTGCCAAGTATGACCTGGCAACCCAGACTGGGGATGTGAATACCTGTCTGTCAGAACTGCAGTCGGCGCTTACCCAGCTGAAAAACAGCTTTTCCACAGCTTTTGCGCCGATCCTTACCGTGGTGTCACCAATCCTGGTGAATTTTATCAATCTTATATCTCAGGCAGTAACGCGCGTGGGAATGCTGATTGCAGCGCTTACCGGACAGAAGACTTTTGTCAAGGCAATTGCAGTTCAGGAGAATTATGCAGCCAGTCTGGATAAGACGGCAAACAGTGCCAAGAAAGCTGCCAAAGCATTACAGGGATATCTCAGTCCGATTGATGAGATTAACCGGTATGATGACGGCAGCAGCTCTGATTCTGGAAGCGGATCCGGAGGAGGTTATTCCGGTCCGTCCGCAGGTGATATGTTTGAAGAGGTTCCGATCGAAAGCTCCCTGAAAGGGATTGCAGATAAGATCAAGGAACTGATCCAGAACGAAGACTGGGAAGGCCTTGGCGCATATATTGCGGATGGTATCAATAAAGGTCTGCAGAAGATTTATAACGTCATCAATTGGGATAACGTAGGTCCTAAGGTCACCAAGTTCATTACCGCGTTTACCACAACTTTCAACAGCCTGGTCGATCACATCAACTGGGATCTGATGGGGCGGACTCTTGGTGCAGGTGTTAACACATTAGTTAATTCTTTAAATCTTCTGATTGGAAATGGCGGTATTGATTTTAATAAAATTGGTTCCAGCATTGCAAAAGGTCTTCGTGGAGCTATCCGGGAAATTAACTGGACATCTCTTGGTGAATTGCTTGGAAACAAGTTCATGATTTCATGGAGAATGTTATCCGGATTTGTGAATGAAATGTCCAGAAAGAATGACGCTGGCATAACCGGCTGGACAGAGCTTGGAAAAGCCGTTGGAAAGGCTATGACAGGAACATTCAGCAGGATCAGTTTTACGGATATTGCAAAAGCTCTGGTGGGTGTGATCAACGGAGCATTTGAAACCTTAGCTGGTTTTGACAATGAATTTGACTGGAAGAGCTTCCAGGAGAATTTGAAATCTGGCATTCAGACCATGGTTAATGACATTGACTGGAAGGGAAACGGAAAAGCCTTTGGGGATTTCCTTTCCCATCTGTGCGATTGTATCACAGCTGCTATCGATAATGGTACCTTCCAGAAACTGGGAGAAGGAATTGGCGAGTTTCTTGCAGAACTGCCCTGGGGAAAATTGCTTAAGACTGCAGCAAGCGCACTAATAGACGGACTTGGCGGAGCTTTGGATGGTCTCTGGAGAAGCAGTCTGGCAGGAAAGATAACGGCAGGACTTATTGTTGCCTTTGGTGCTGTGAAAGTGGCACAGATAACCGGTCTTGATCATCTGGCAGCTTACTTGATCGGACGCCTGGCAACTAAGCTTATAAGCGCTGAGAATACAGCGGCGCTCACAGATGGCGTGGAGACGGTACTGGGAAACGCTTTGAAAGGTGCAACCGGGGCTGCATCAGATTTTGCAGCTGCTCTTGGTCCATTGGTTGGAACTGCAGGTTTGATCATAGCCGTGGGAGGTGCAGCAACTGTTGCAACTTCTGAACTGGCAGGATTTGTGGAAACCATGCAGGGCGGTAATGGCATTGGCAGTACATTTGGCAATACCATGAATAATTTTATTCAGACCTTGCAGCACAGGGGAGACATTATTTCTGGATCTGCAGAGGAAATCTGGCAGTTGAAAGAAAGTCTGGAACAGGAAGGGATGACCGCCGAAGACAAGGCAAGTGCAACACAGAAACTGATTGACAAACTTGGAGAGATGGGCGTCACATCCGATCAGGCAGAGCAGGCATTTTCCTCTTTGTACCAGCAGGGACTGATCACAGATGATATGTTTGATATATTGTCTGAATCAATCAAAACTCTTGGTGACAACACAACAAATATGGCTGGATCAATTGATCTTGGAAAACAGTCTATTGACGATTTGTATAACAATGTTCTCCCGCAATTACAGGTGCAACTAGGACTCAGCGCAGACGAAATGGTTCAACTTGACACAGCATTAATGGAAGCTGAAAATTCTGGCGGCACTGCACAGGACGCTTTTAATAGAATAATGGAGCGTGCAAAAGAACTAGGAATTAATACAGAGTCTGTGGCAAAGATTTTTGCTGAAGTATTTCCAGAGGCTGTCAGGGAGACCGAATCTAGTGCAAAGACTTCCATGGATAATACCAAGAAATCTGTTGAAACTGGAATGGATGCAGCTTCTGTAGCAGTAGGTACTGCTATGTCTGGAATTCAGACGGATACCGAAAATGCAATGTCTGCTGCCGAAAGAGCCGTATCGGACTCTACTAGCAATATCAGCACGGCAACGGTAACAAACTGGGGAAATTCAGCAGAAGAAGTAGATAAGAATCTCGATCAGATGAAGCAACACGCAAATTTAAAACTGGGAGAAATGCACAAAACGGTAGAAAGCCATTTTTCAAGTCAGTACAATACCATGACAAAAAAATGGGAACGTGCGCGAGATCGTATTGAACAGATTATTTCTGAAATGATCCGCAACATGAATATAAGCCTTGAAGGACTTGCTGGAAATATGGAACCAGTTGGAACAAGAATAGGAAATAATCTGTTATCTGGGATTTCAAGCGGAATCAGAGGAATAACAGATACCCTGAATGATGTTATTAGAAAAGTAAACACTACGGTCGGTAATATCAACAACACCATAGGTAATATTGAGAGAGGTTTTACCTTCTCCTACAATGTACAGTTGCCAAATGGCGGTCGTAGATGGGGCAATTACAGCTTAAATTTGCCAAGGGTAAACACAGTACCATACCTGGCAACAGGAGCCGTGATCCCGCCAAGAAGCGAGTTCCTGGCAGTACTGGGGGATCAGAAGAACGGCAGGAACCTGGAAGCTCCGGAAAGCCTGATCCGGCAGATCGTAAGGGAAGAAACTGGTGGTAAGCAGGGAAACAATACCTACAATGTTTCCGTGTCTGCTTCCGGAAGAAATCTCCTGGATATTGTACTGGAAGAAGGAGAATTGAGAAGAAACCGGAACGGAGGAAGAAATCCGTTTAAGTTGGATGATTAGGAGGTGCTTGGATGGCAGAAGAATGTTTTAAAATTGATGGAGTCGCAATTGCGGCTCCTGAAACTTATAAACCGGTGTTTTCCACAACAAGCACCAAAAGCACAAAGCGTGATCAGTCGCTGACCATGCATAATTCTGTTATGGGTACAATTAGCGGATATGACCTTGTGTGGGGAGAACTTACCTGGGAAGAAATCGCAGCAATCTTGAATGTTCTCATTGATAAGAAGAGCTTCACATTCCATCACAAAGATCCCAGGATTCCGGGAAAATGGATTGACGCTGAATTTTATTGTTCCAATTACAACATGGATGCACAGACCCTGGAAAAGAATAATGAAAAGTGGACAGGCCTGTCAATCAACGTAAGGAGGAAAAAGAAATTATGATCAATGTATCTGATCAGCTCCTGAAAGAGTCAAAAGAAAACCAGGATTATTATGTAACGGCAAATGTTACTCTTGCAGATGGGACAAACCTTCCGCTTAAAAAAGAAGACTTTTACCTGGATGGAAACGGAATTGTGGACTCAGCAGACAGCAGCAGTTTCCCTATAGGTGTGGCAATTGAAAAGACAGCTACCTTATCCCTGGTAAATGATGAGGGACAGTTTTCGGGATACAGTTTTAACAGGGCAGTATTTGCAATATACATGAATCTGGAATTATCAGATGGAAAAGTGGAGACCTTCAAAAGAGGGTCTTTTATTGTGTGCAAAAAGCCTGCTGTTGATGAGGAAATAAACCTTACATTGCTGGATTACATGAGTAAAACGGACAAAAGTTATGAAAGCAACCTTATTTTTCCCTGTACTGTCGGGGAAGTCCTTCGTGACTGCTGTCAGGCATGTGGGATTGCCCTTGGAGATGCAGTGTTTACAAATGATGATTTCCGCGTCATACAGAAGCCGACCAGTACGACATACAGGGCTGTGATCGGAATGGTGGCTGCTCTTGCTGGTGGTAATGCGCGGATTGATGAGAATGATCTTCTGAGGATTGTTACCTACCAGGCAGCACCTAAGGTAGTGGAGCTTGTGGAAACACCATGGCTGGATACCCAGGGAAACAGTATCTGTGATACGGAGGGAAATCAGATCATCATGATTAGGGAGGATGCGACTATTGGTCTGGATCTTTCCGAGGGCATTGATGACGTGCAGACGGATACTGATATTATCACAGTTACCGGAGTGAAATATACAGAAGACAAACAGGATTATGTATACGGAACCGAAGGGTATATGATCAATCTGAAAGAAAACCAGCTGCTTGCTGGAAACGCCGAGGACGGTGTGAACCGTATCGGACAGATTCTGGTTGGTTTCCAGATCCTTCCATTTTCTTTAAGAAGTGTACCAATCGGATACGCAACATTTGGTGATGCAGTCCAGTTCGAAGATTACCGTGGAAATGTGTACCGGTCCTATGCAACTGACATTGAATTTCTGTTCGCGGATTCTACCAATTTTTCTTGCAAAGCAAAGAGCGTGGAATCCCAGGAATCAGAGTACCCCGATGAAAACAAAGTCCTAGTAGAGCAGGTAAAAGAGGATGCCCGTCAGAGGATGACTGCCTACGATATCAAACTAAAGCAGATGAACGAACTGGCAGCCAATACCCTTGGCTTTTATTATACGGATGAAGAACAGGACGACGGCTCCGTGATTTCCTACCGTCATGATAAGCCTACTCTGGAAGAATCGCAGGTTATTTACAAAAATGGGATTGACGGATTTTTCCTTTCCACAGATGGAGGGGAGACCTGGAAAGCCGGTTTTGACTCCAATGGGGATGCAGTATTTAATATCCTGTATGCCATTGGTATTCAGGCAGAATGGATCAACACAAGAGGTCTGAAAGCCCAGGACAATGACGGAAACACCACTTTTGAAGTAAATGCAGATACCGGGGAGGTATCGATTAACAGCAATCGTTTTTATCTGGGAGATACTTCTTTAGCTGACAAGCTTAAGGGAATGGATAACAACATAGCTGCAGCTAAAAATATGACTCTGCAACTGAGTAATGAGTACCAGGCAATTTCAGTTGACTCAGATGGCAATTACAGTACATTTCCATCTGGGATTACTACAAAGCCGACAGTAATATATGGTTCAAAAGATATTACGGCAGATTGTACTTATACGGTTACAAAGTCAGAAGGTGTCACTGGTGTCTGGAACAATGCATCCAAGACATTCACAGCAACCGGACTGACAGTAGACAACGGATGGGTTGAAATCCAGGCAGTATATCTGCAGGTGCTGGCTGTGACAAAGAGACTTGTTCTGACAAAACTGCATGCTGGTCCCAAAGGAGATAAGGGACTGGACGGTCTCCAGGGACCAAAAGGAGACCAAGGCATACCGGGACCACAAGGAGAAAAAGGGGAAACCGGTCCACAAGGTCCAAAAGGAGAACAGGGAATTGCCGGGGCACCAGGAACAGATGGGCGGACGCCGTATCTGCATATCAAATACGCTCCTGTCAAAAATCCAACATCTTCGCAACTTACTAAAACCCCAGATGTGTATATTGGTACATATACGGACTTTGAAATAAATGATAGTACAGATCCCAAAAAGTACACATGGGCGCAATTTAAAGGAGATCAAGGTGTACAGGGTCCAAAAGGTGAAAGTGGAAAACCATCTTATACATGGATGAAATATGCCTCAATGCCAAACGGCGAAGATATGTCGGATAGCCCAGATACCGTTCCATGGATTGATACAGATGGGAATACAATATGCGATACTGTAGGAAATCCAATCTATCTTGAGCCAGAATATGTTGCGTATATCGGAATTGCAAATAATAAGGAAACGCCAACGGAAAGTGATGATCCGGCTGATTATACATGGACCCGATACAAAGGCGCTGATGGGGAAAACGGTTCTGATGGCAAGGATGGAGTAGACGGAAAAGATGGAAAAACAAGTTATACACACATTGCCTATGCGAATTCTGCGGATGGAAAAACAGATTTCTCTGTGTCGGACAGTAATCGTGAGTATATCGGTATGTATGCGGATTTTACCGAGCAAGATAGTACTAATCCAGATGATTACGCGTGGACACTTGTAAAAGGCGCGAATGGCTCACAAGGTATCCCTGGAAAAGCAGGTGCGGACGGAAAGACGCCATATTTCCACATAGCTTATGCGAATAGTGCTGACGGAAAAACTGGCTTTGATGTAGTTGTCAGTGCCGGAAAGCAGTATATTGGCCAATATACTGATTACGACACGCCGGATGATTCCATTGACCCGACAAAATATAGCTGGACGAAGATAAAAGGTGAACAGGGCGATAAAGGAGAGCAGGGTGTACCTGGCAGGACATATTTTATCGAGCTTTCATCTAATATCCTAAAACGAGGCCAGAATGACAAGGTTGTACCAAGTACAATTACGGCAAAAGCTTATTATCGAGATGGTGACAGTGCTACAAGAACAGCATATTCCGGTAGATGGTATGTGCAGACTTCCACGGATGGCTCTACATTTACAAACGCATTGGTTTCAACTGTGAATGAGCCGAGTAAAAGCTATACTGTTAGCTCACTGGATAGAAGCGTTGTGTCCGTTAGATTTATCCTGTATGCTGCAGATGGAACTACAAATCAGCTGGATATGCAATCTGTCCCTGTAGTGATAGATGTGGACGCACTTACCCACGAAGATATATTTGATCTTCTTACAAATAATGGTTCCGTTAAAGGAGTTTATAAAGAGGGCAACCAGTTATATTTTTCGTTCACCTATGCAAAAGGCGGAACATTGAAGCTTGGCGGTCCGAATAATGGATATGGCACCTTTGAGGTGTATGACGCGAATGGAAATATAATAACCCAAATAGATAACTCGGTTGGGTTTAAAAACTTCAAGGGAAAAGAGTGGTTCCAGATAAATGAGTCTGTAGCTACAGCTGGTTACGATTCACCCCTTGTTCATGGGCTTCTCGATTTGTCCGCGCAATACTCTGATGGATATTGGACTGTTTTGGAGAGTAAACAAGCTGGTCTTCTTCTGAAGACTGTATCCAGAATGAAAGTTGAGACAACCGGAAGCAGTTCTCTGACTCTCAATGTGCCAGAAATGCCTAAGCTTATAACTGGTAGTAACTTAGGAAAGAATGGAAATGGAGATGTCGGAACAATTGCATCATCCTCTATGCATTATAAAGTACTCGGGAAAACAGTAAAAGAAGACGAACTAGAAGACCTATATAGAGTCAAGGTAATCTGGGCGAAATACAAAGATGGATATCTTATGGAGCAAGACGAACGGTGTGGAAAAGAAATGCCAATGTTCATTGCAGAGGATATTGACCGCAGGTTCCCGATTGCCGTTGACCATGACGAAAAAGGACGTGCTGAGAACTGGAACTACCGTATTATGATTCCCTGTATGTTCGCCATGTTGAAGAACGAGCATGAGAAAGTCAAAGATATACAATCTGAGCTTGATTCCGTGAAAGCGGAGCTAGAAGAATTGAAACAACTTATCAAACAACATATTTCAACGGAGGTATAAGACTATGGCAAATAACAATTGGAACAACTACACCGAAAAAACAGCAACACCAGTAGACGCAGACGAAGTGATGGTTCGTGATTCTGCAGATGGAAAGAATAAAAAACTCCTTTTTGGTACTTTCTGGAAGTGGGTAGCTAAGAAATTAAATGAGGCTACCATTTCGGAATTGCAGACTAGCAATAAAACAATTGTGGGTGCGCTCAACCAACTAAATAGTGAGACACCAAGAAAAAATGTGACTTCTCTGGAAGAATACATTAAAACCGCACCTTATGGCATAAGTTTGTGCGATTGTCAAATTGCTAAGGATAATCCCGCAAAAGGGCAAATGTCAATATGTTTATCCTATGTGGATGAACAACATAAATGGGCATTGCAATATGTGTTTTCTTATAATAAAATTTTTTACCGTGTTATGAGCAACCTAGTATTTAACGATTGGGCTAAAATTGTAGGATAAAATAGGAATAGACTATTTTCCTAGAACAATGTCATAAATTTTATTTAGTGATAAAGAAAACAGAAAATCCCAGATAACCTTCTGGAATATTTTTTGCTGAGTAGACACCTCCTATTTTGTCAACAATAATAACTTTGTTACCAGCGATTCTAGCACCCAGTTTAGTAATTCAATTACTCGTTGACATATATGTAAAATATCCTCGTATTGGTTCTGTAGAGTATGGAGTGTCCTTTTGAATGATAGTTCCATCATCTTCTATGGAAAATCTTATTTTAGAATATGTATCCACAAAGTCTGTGTTGATTGCTGGACAAAAGTTTTCAGGAATAGTAAAGCTAGCATGTCCGTCACTAGTAAAATTACCATTATTAATAAGTGCACAACAAACTCGTCCAAACTTCCTAATTCTTCCAGCTGAAAAATCTGAGGATAAATACGTATTTCACTATTTTGTCGTCTAAAAATAAGAATTTATGCTAAAGGGCACCCACAGAGGTGTCTTTTATTATGAATTTTTAAGAAAGAATGAGGTGCTAATATGAACGAACCCAGGGCGAGACCGTGTAACCGGTCTTATTTTTATACCATAAAATAATATAATAAGAAGGAGAACACATAATTATGAAGGTGATTGATACGTATAATGCCATTGTTGGCGCAGCTGTTGCTGTATTGAGCTATATCTTTGGAGAGCACTGGATCCTGTTTGCATTATTTCTGGCATTTAATGTTGCTGACTGGATCACAGGCTGGATGAAAGCCAGACTGACACACAAGGAAAATTCCAAAGCCGGATGGAAAGGAGTCCTGAAAAAACTGGCTTACTGGATCATGATTGCGGTAGCCTTTGGAGCGTCAGCAGTGTTTGTGGAGATCGGAAAGACGCTTGGTGTTGATCTGGGAATCACCACATTACTTGGCTTCTTTGTCCTGGCATCCCTGTTGGTAAATGAGATCAGGTCTATTTGTGAGAATCTGGTGGAGATGGGAGTTGACGTCCCGAAGATTCTGATCAAGGGACTGGAAGTGGCAGACAAGGCAATCAATAAAGATGGAGAGGATATTGACGAGGGCGAGTGATCGCCCTCCTTTTTGAAAGGAGAATTTCAACATGAAATATTTTATCTGTGTAGGTCACGCGAACTATGGCGGTGGTGTCATCTCATCTGCAGATGGCACCAGCAAGGGTGGCGTAAACGAATACAAGTACAACAAGGAACTGGCACCTTATGTGTGCAAATGGCTTAAGGCAGCAGGTCATGAGGCAACCCTGTGCATTGCTCCAGAAGGTCAGCTGCATTCCCTGAATGATGAAATCAAGTATTTTATTGAAGAAGAGCATAAACAGAACTATGATCTGTCTGTTCAGCTTCATCTGAATGCCTTTAATGGAGAGGCATATGGCTGCGAAGCATACTGTTACAATGCAAATGGACTTCCGGAAGCCCAGCGGATCAGCGCGAAGCTTGGCACTGTCTGGCATGACAGAGGAGCTGAAGAACGTCCAGGTTTGTACTGGACCAGAAAGACCAAGGCAAAAGCTGTCCTAGTAGAATCTTTCTTCTGTGATAACAAGGACGATTATGCCAAAGCGAAAAAACTTGGCATGGACGCTCACGGTAAGCTGATCGCAGAGGGCATCCTGGGAAAAACGATCACAATTGCGCCGGCGCAACCAAAAGCAAAGTATTACATCCAGGCTGGAGCCTACGGAACAAAAGAAAATGCAGATGTAATGGTGAAAGTGCTTAAGAAAAAAGGATTTTCAGCAAGTATCCGCAAAGTATCCGGTTCTGTCCCATACCGTGTTCAGGTCGGCACCTACAGAACAAAGAAGGCCGCCAACAAAGTGGTGAAGAAGCTGAAGGCAGCAGGATTCACAGTCTTGGTGAAGAACCTGTGATGTCGAAATCCGTCGTACTATCTCGTACGATAAAACTCGACAGATGAGAAAGAATCTGGTACAGTAAAACTGAACATGAGATTTCCCTTAGGCAAGAAAAGCCCTTACAATCCCGCGAGTTGCCCCTCAGGAGAGTAAAGGCTTTTCTTCTTATTAAATATTGCATCATCAACCGGTTTGAAAAATAACCCTAAAAAGGTGAATATTGTCCTAGTATAGGTTGCTGCACTCCGGGCCACCATACTGGCTCATAATGAACTGAGCCAGCTTCGCATTTGGCGTTTTGATATTGATTGGATACTGTAATCTTTTTTCATAATTCCACATAAACTGTCACGCTCCTTCCTTTTCCCATGGAAATGGCTGCTGAGACCATTTCCATGCATTTTCACTGCTTACAGCTGCACTGTCGATGGTCAGAGGACCGTATTTCTCAGCATATTCGGCCATCAGCTGGTTGCGACGGTCAGAAATATCGGAAAAATAGCGCAATGCTTTTTGATCCTCAGGGTGAGTATCCAGATAAAGAAGCATGTCATTGACAGCGAAACTAACCTCATTGATCTGCTGTAAAAAAGAGCATCTTGGGGAAGGCTGCTTTCTCATCATCTTCGAATACCTCTCTTTCCACAGAATGGTTTACAAAGCTGTGGGAAAATAGTGCCCACAGACAAGGCATAGTCAAGATCATAGGCTGAAGTGAAATTCTGATATGGTACATAGGCCATTGCTGGTGTCAGGTGTTTCAGGTGCTCATACATATTATCTGTTTTTGATGAAACTGGTTTAGTGCAGGGGCAGTTTGGTGTTTGGGAAATTGGCGGATTGTATGAAGACTTCACAGGTATGAAATCACCGGAATTTTTATATGGTCTGGTACAGTCTGAGGACTCACAATTCATTTCGCTGCAAGAAGTCTCTCGCCGCATTTGCGACAGTGGAGCGGGAGAGAAATTCATCATCCCGCAGGTTCTATTATAAGGGCGGCAGCCCGAACGGTTCATCTGATAATTTTCCATAAACAGATCCTTTCCTTATTCCGTAAGGTCTTTCCCTTTATTCTATGTAAAAATATATAAATGTGTTTATATAAGAGAATGTAATAGTTACGTATACTGTTGGTGGTGCAGTGAAAAGAACGGATGGTATTTTTTATTATGGCTTTGGTTTTAAGAGATACACATGCACAAAATAAATCAGTGCGGGAATCAGAAATACAAGATTTACACCGCCTGCCAGGAATTCAGGAACGTTGCCTGCTCCTTGAAATGTAAATTCAAGGAAAAGGTACAGTGCTCCAGCTAAAGTACTTAACATCCAGTTCTCCCAGCCCAGCCAGCCAAGAAGCCCAGCCAGAATCAGGGAAAATTCCCGATAATACTGCAAATAAGTATCCGAAGAAAATGGAAAAACATTTCTTAGAAGATAACATCCAAATAGGATTCCAAGAATATTCATTGCTCTCATTATTTCAAAAATCAGACTTGTACTCTTTAACATAGAGCAGTTGTCCCATAGCTTTACATCTAATTTATTGGCTGCGCTGATAGCTGCCTTGGTGAAAGTGCCATTTGTCATAACGATGCAGCGGTCGCAGTCATAGTATTTGCCCCCGGCATAGACCTCTTGCACTGCTTTATTCCCAACTGGATAAGAATAATATTTGCATTGAACTGCATATTTTGAAAAATGTTTGTAGGCAATGATGTCAACACCCTGGTCACCACTTTTTTTGGTAACTTCTACATGGTGAAATCCCTTTCGGCGCAGCATCCGGGCGCATTTATATTCAAATTTGTGTCCATTCATCTGGTAAAATCCCTTATTTTGAGTTATTGTTTCGTTTTTTTATACAAAAACAGCAGAAATCGTTTCATGATTTTTTCAAAAGTCTTTCACACTTTTATCACATTTGTTTCGTATATTATTAACTGTAGAAAGCACCAAGTCTTTCTTAATTTAATATTTTTCTTTTTCATACGCGCCGGTGCGAAAGCACCGGCCTCCTTCCATTT